CTCATATCATACGGAAATATATAAAAGTCTCTTTCTTTTATATCTGGTTGATAATCAACATTTGCAAATTGACCACTGGATGATCCTAAAATTTGTAGTCTACCATTCTGTGGTGCATCTGGTGATGAGTATTCCACACCAAAACTAGGTGGTAATTTTAAAATCATAACACTAGACAAACCTGTAAACAATGCCCCTTGATGCACGTGCACCGGATTGTATTCATGCTCAAACATTTGATTTACCCATACAGAATTAAAATGAATTTTATAATCTATTATTTTGTTCCATTGTAAGTAATGTATAAATTTTTCATGAAACCATTGTAAGACATTTTGTGGTAAAAGATTGTGTTTAGTCATCTTATTGTTTGGTGGACCATCAAAAAATAAACTATGTTCTTTTTCTATCTTACCTACTAATTGTCTATTAGCAGGTTTTAATTCTGGATATTTTGTTTCATAGATATGATTAATAATATTATATACATCTGCAGGCACCTGATATTTTAATACTGATTGACCTAAAAATACAAAATTAAAATCTGATGTGTTCATACTTTTGTCTTATCCTTTCTGGAATCTTATCAATA